CGGCCGTGGCGGCGGTGGATTGAAGAGCGGCCGAGACATTCAGTGGGACATTCGGCCCACACGGAATGTCCGTGGATTCATCGTAAAGCGTGGCTCCCGCGATGATGGCTGCGCCATTCGTGAACAACGTGCCGCCGCCTGATACGTTGTCTGAGCTGCCGGAAAAATTGGAAGTCGCCCAACCCACGTTGGCAAACTCTCCCGAACCGTTAAAAAGCAGGTTCGGGCTGTTCACACCGCAGATCTTTTTAACGATCTGAATCCCGGCCGCGATGCCAGTGGTAAAGATCGACTTGATCGCCGTAATCAACTGGTTGGTCTTCGTGGCATCAAGCGCGATGCCTGCGCCCTCGACGGTGCCCGCCACCTCCTCCTGCAGCGATTGCATGAAGTCCCGCGTGACGACCGTACCGAGTGCGCCGGTCGATGGATCGCCGGCATGAAATTGGCCGTCTGGCGTATTAATTCGTTGCATGGCTGCTACCCCTGATAGGCAAAATAGACGAACGTGTGAGCGGGCTTCAGGTCGGTGAATACCTGTTCAAGCACCGGATCGGAAAATGACAGTAGCCGCTCGCCGACAGCGCTTTGCCCTACGCGGAAGTAGTACGAAAGGTTGGGCGCGCCAGCAACCACCACCTGCCACACGAAGATGATGTCTTCGATGTAGATCGTGTCGCCGATGCGATTCTCGTCGACGCGAAAAGGCTGCGGCTCGACGATGGTGATCGTGTAGCCGAGGCTCTCGGCCAGCTGCGTGAAGTAAGGGATCGACAGGCCGCCAGTCTCGTTGACCTTTGCGATCACCGCAGCCATACGCTGCTGGATGGTGGCGTCGGCCGCAGGCGTCAGACCGCATACGCGCTCCCAATCCGTGAGCAGCTGCACGGCCAGAAATGACGGCACCACGCCGTTCGCAACAACATCGGCGTCGGCCTGCGCGCGATCGAGTGCGTCACCTTCGGCCGCGAGGTCAGCCGCGAGGCCCGGCGCTTTCGGGTCGTAGGAGACAGGCGGCAGCAATCGCGCCAGAAGGTCAGCGTGCGCCGTCATGTCATCACCGTCAGATTAACGGTGCCAAGCCGGCACCACTCGACCTTCGTCCCGTCGACGGTAGGCACCACATTTGCGGCCGGCTCGTCCAGCTCGTAGTCGTCAACACCGGTCGTGTCGCTGATAGCAGCGCCGATCCGCGTCCGGATTGCGGTGTCGCCAGGCGCGATCGCGGCATCGTAAGCGGCGAGCGCCGACTCGATGGCCGCCTGTGCCGTGGCGAGGTCAACGCCGTTCAGCTTTAGTTGCGCCACAACGTTGTACGTCTTTATCGTCGGCTTGATCACGAGCGAGTTCTTGGCAGTGACCGGACGCTGATCGTCGATGTGCGCCTGAGTCGCAGCAACAACAGGATCTGAAGGCAGCCCGGTGCTTGCGGCAATAACTACGTCTACCGTACCAAGCCCGCGACGCAGCGGGTACACGTAGGCGGCCGCAACGCCAGGCACTTCCATGGCCCACTGCCAGTAGTCGTACTTGTTGCCACCGGCAGGCGGCCGGCGGATGCGCTGAAGCAACCGGGCCAACAGGCTTTCGGGTGTCTCAGTCTCGGCGCCGCCCTCCATCGCGACAACAGTGACGCTTGCATTGACGCCGAGCGGCGGCACCGTCAAAGTCAGAACGTCGTCTTCGGCGCGATTTCCGGCGGTCCCGGCCACCACCGCCTGCGCGGTAACGACCATTTGTCCTGTCGCATCGATATCGCCACCTGACGTGGTGATATACGCCGTGCCATCCTGATACTTTGCGGCAAGACCGCTTGCGACGTTGGTGCCGGGCGTGCCCGCGACCAACAAGGTGCCGCCCGAGGCGACTGCGGGCTTGAGGCCCATCCCGCGCAAGCGTGCGTGAAGAAGCAGAAAGTCCACGTCGGCCGTGTCGGGGAAAATCTGCTTGGTGATCCACAACTGGTGCTGATAAAGCCCTTCCACTGCGCTGCCGACAGCGCTGGCGCGCACATAGTTGTCCGAGTCACTACTGATGTCGGCTTCGGGCCGCAGGTTCTTCAGATCGCGCAGGATGTTGTCGCGGACCTCGGCGCACGTGAGAGCTGTCGCGGGCATCAGTAGACCTTGACCGGATGGTTGAAATGTTGGGGATTGCCGGTCGCGTCGACGACTTCAATAAGCAGGATCAGCCAGCCCGTAGGAGCGTCAGCCGTGGTGACCGTGACGCTCTTCGCGCGCTTGTCATCAATGAGGGGTTGCAGCGCCTGCTCGGCGTACTGGATAGCAAGACCACGCACGCGGGGCGTATCTTTTTCGCGCTGGAGTTCGTGCAGGCGAGAGCCAAGCGTGGGATCAGCCCACCATGACCCGAGCGGCGTCTGCAAGCGCAGATAGACGGCGTTTGCAAGCGTCGTCGTACTGGTGCCGGTGTAGTCTGCGGTCGTCGGATCGAGAAGAGCGTCCATGCCCCGATTATCGAGACATGGACGTCAGTATTGAATACTGCTGGACGTCAGTGGGTTAAGAAGCTTCTACCGCCGAGCGAGGACAGAAGTTCATGGCCTTCCCACGTCACCCATCGTGCCCTGACGAGGCCTGACTGAATGTCATAGCCACCGTTGATGAATTTTGCATCGATCAGATACACGTAGTGCAGGAAGACTTGCGTCACGTCAGAGCCTTCGAACATATCGAGCTTCCGCTCCGACTTCGTGCTGTTGAAGAGCTGCGATGTCTTTGCCACGTGCTTTAAGATCGCTCCGATGAGCCCCTTGTTGAGCGTACCGTCGATCGTTGGATCATTCTGAAATTCCTGCATATTTCCCTCGTAGTGTCGTTGTGGAAATTGCATTATGACGCATGACGACGTACGTTTATTCGACCTAGATCGGCGTGTTGGTGACACTTCCGGTCTCTGGGTGACGGTGGCCAAGGAAGCTCTTACCACCGATCGTTGCGTCGTTGTCGACGTTGAGGGTATCGATGTGCGCACCGTCGCCGCCGGACATCGACAAGCCGCCCTGGCCCGTTAGCTTTTCCGTAACGTTGAGCTGGTGCTTGACGTTGACGGTTGGCGTGTCGATGTTCACCTCGGTCTCTGCCTTGATGTTCAGCGTCTTCGTGGTGATGTCGATTACACGACCGCGCGACAGCACAATCGAGTCGCCTTCGTCGGTGTAGAGCGCAACCTCACCGGTCTTCAACGCTTTCAGGCGATACGCGCCGTGCTCGGTGGCGATCACGACACAATGGCTCGTTCTGCCGCCGACCGGTACGACGATCTTCATCGCGTCGGCCGGCGGGTTGCTGGTGTAGCCGTAGTGCTGGAAGTACTCGATGTCCGCGAGGTTCTCGCCTGCCAGACCCTCGCCCTGGACGATCTGCACCGGGCCGCTGCTGTCGACGCCACCCAGCACTCCGCGGAATGCCTGCCGCACGCCCGCCAGCATCCGCTCGATCCGCTTGTCGATATCCTTGATGTTCATTATTTGCTCACCGTTGTGCCGCCACTCGAATCTGTCGTGATGATGGAAAGCGGCCCCGCATCCTTTTTGCGCCGATGTTTGCGGCCGGAGTGCGGATGCGCATCCAGAATCCAGACACCATCCTCTTTGAGCGTCAGTGTCGTTCGCGCGCCCGCCGGTCGGCCCCCTGTGAAACGACGTCCCATGAGAAAGTACACAGCATCCACGCCGTACTCTTCCCACAACACATGAACGCGCTGCCCCGGCTTCCACAGCACGCCATCGCTGGTCCGATGGCCGCGCACAGACGCCCGCAGCGTATGCGCGTGCAGTGCGGAATCGGAAATGATCTTGCGCGCGCGTGCTTCCACGGCAGCAAGGTTCGGCGCGTCGTGATCAATATGTACCTTCGGGCGATAGACGGACACGCTCGGGTCTTTAACGGTGATCTTTAACGCATTCTTACCGGTGCCTGCGTGCGTGCCGTGTGCCTGGCCTAACACCGTCACATCGGAATAGCGTTCAGCGATCGACTCCTCTTCGTCGAACCATTCGACGTTGTTGCCTTTGCCGTCTTCGCGCAGTATGAGGCTTGCCACGGGCGCGGCGTTGTAGTCCGGACCGCCGACTACTAACGTACCGTCCGGATCGAACCACGGCCACAATCCCTCGCCTTCGGCTGCATGGACAAGCGCGTCCCACGCAGTATCACCGGGATCGACGGTGATCTTGTCCCACTCGGGGATCGACTGCGATGTGTCGATCCGGATCTTCCTGATGCCGAGCGGCTTCACGATGTTCGCCACCACCTCCTCAAGCGTGACCTGTTTTGCCGTGAAGATCGGCGCGGAACAGTCGCGCAGGATCGCCGCATAGTCGCGCCCGCTGATTGCGAGCGACTTCTCGGTTTTGGCCGTTCGCCTCCGGACCTCATCGACATAGCCGACCAGCACCGTTTCACTTCCTACTTTCACTTCCACGCCTGCGCCTTTGTTCACGTCGGCGGGCATCTTTCCGTTCGGCTTCGACAGACGCACTTCCCATGCGTCGGCCGGCGTCAACAGATCGGAATCAATCGAATAGGCAGTCCAGTTGCTGTGTACTTTACCGCCGATGAGGAGGGACACTTCGTCACTGTGAGAAGCCACGCAACACCTCCCCACGCTCGATGAAGTTCGGGTTGCGCACTGACGGGTTCAGGCGCAGCAGCTCAGCTGCGCGCGTGTAGTCGCCGTACCACTTGAAGGCAAGCAGCGTCAGATTGGTAGGTGCCGGCACCGTGCGACTAACGATGGGCGGCAGCGCATCAATCACACCGACCGCGAGCTGCTGCACCGACAGTGCCGTATCGCGCAGCGGCTCGGTCACCGGTCGGGAGTCGTCGATCGCGACAGCGGCGCGCGTCTCGTCGATTGCGTCCTGCAGCATGTCGCGCGTGTCGTTGGTAATCTGCTCGATCTGATCGGGCGTGAGCGTCGGCTCATCGACTTCGTTGGCCAGCACGTCCGATGCGACGCTTGCCATGACAGTGGCCACGACAACCTTGACGATCGCCGTCACGAGCTGCACATCGCTCGCGTCTGCTGCGACGATACTCGGACGCGACGGCGAGTATGGCGCGGCCGGGTCGACCGGCGTTGCCGACGTGGCTACGGTCGTTGCGGTGCCCGGGATAGTCAACGTCTGACCGTTAGAAGCGGCGGCCGGAATTTTAACGACGGTCGCCATCTGCGCTGTCAGGTCGCTCCAGTCCGACATCACCATGCCAATATCGAACGAACGGAAGTCTGTGATGCCACTGACCAGCCCGGCGAGGTCCGACGTGAATGCAGACGGAAAGCTCAGATAATCGACCGTGGCCGAGCGGAAGCCGGTCGCCAACGCCTTGATTGGCCCGAGCGTGTCGCTTAGCAGATCACGCAATGCGTTCAACCGCCGCAATCCAGCCTTGGCCGTCTTTAACGCCCCCATGGCATTTGCAAACATGCTGGTCCCGGCCGACTGCGCCGTGTCGGCCAGCTGCGCAGTGGCGTCGGCCACCTGTCCGGTGAGCTGCTGTACGAAGAATGGATTGCCCGGTGTCGACTTCGCGAAGCGCAGCTCGATGAGACACGCGTCCGGATTGTCCGCGTCATGCGAGACGTGGCCGCCGAGGAACTGCATGTTCGGCATGCTGCCGAAAACCGGATGCACCAGTTCGCCCGTGCCCGACTGCGCGATCGCATTCAGAAACGCCTTCATGCGCGTTTCGTAATCGTCGCCAAAGAACACAGCCGTTATGCTGGTCTCGTTGGCCTTCTGCCCGAGGTCGACAATGTCTTCACCGTCGACGTGCGGATACGCGTAGCGCGCAACATCGCGATCAAGCGTGTCATCGGTGCGCTGACAGTCGAACTTGACGCCGCGAAACGACGCATCGAGCAGCGTGTCTTTCCACGCCATGTCAGCCTCTCAATGCGGCCTTCTGGCCGCTTGTGGTCACGAAGTCATACAGATGCTGGCCGTCGAGATTCAACGTGATATGGCTCTCAACGACGGGCGGCTTCTCGTCTTTCTTCTGCGCGAAAATCGCATCGCCGATCAGCTTGCCGATCTTCTCGCCGAAGTCGTGCCCGAAGTAGCCCGCGACGGCACCGCCCACCGCACCAACAATGGTGCCTACGACCGGCACCGCCGAGCCGACCGCAGCGCCGGCCGCTGCACCACCTGCCATGCCCGCGAGGCCACCAACGACGCCGCCGGCCACACCGACATAGCCCGCCTTCTTCTCATCCGGCGTCATCGCATCGTTGTTGGCAATCGAATAGGTCTCGACGCCGGCCGCTGCGACCTGGAGCGGCAAACCAAACCGGCCGAGCAGCTTCGCATTGCTGGCGAACCGGCTGCCGAAGGTGGCCGCTTTCGAAGCGTTAGCGCCGAGCGCACCCGCCTCGGCAGCAGCGGCCGCGTCCGCCGCGCTCGCGCCGGCAGCGCCGGCAGCACCGGCGCCGGCTCCACCGCGCAGGATGCTCACGGCCGCAGCCGCACCAAGCGTTCCGGTCAGCACCTGAAGGGCCAGCGTCGTGCCTTCGATCGCAGAACTGATGCCCGGGTAACGGCGGGCATAGTCGGTCAGCTTGGACGCGGCATCCCCAAGCGACCGATCGAGACCTTCGAGCGCGTCCTGCCGCGCGATGGTGCGCTCGTTGTCCAACTGATCGGCCTTGAACGATGCGGTCTGCGAGATCAGATCAAAGTTTCCATTGACACCCGACTTCGGATCGAAGACCTGCGCGCCAACTCCTTTCATATAGTCGCGTTGCCCCATATACGCGACCAAAAAGCCTAGCGCCTGCCGGTCGTGAATCAACTTACCAATCGCGGTGCCCTCAAGCAGGCTCTCCTGACTCTGCAGGATGTCTTTGCGCTCGCCCTCGGGAGCCTTCGCAAGCTGCGCGCGTGTGCGTTGATAATTCTTGTCTTTCGACATGACGTTATCAACAATGCCGACGAATGCATCGAGCGCATTCACGCCCTGCGCGCGCGACGACGCGAGACTACCGGTCAGGTTGATGCCGAGGTGCTTGGCCTTGACCTGCGTGTCGGCCGAGTTGATTTTTTCGAGGAAGTTTACGAGGTTGTTACCGGCTTCGTCTTTTGTTCCCGCAGTGATAACGGATGCCTGGTTGGCAACGATCAGCTTGCCGAAGTCTTGCAATCCAGACATGCCGACCGTCTTCGCAAGCGACATCTGCTGCGGAAGCCACTTGGACATATCCTTCAGTTCAAACCCGCCTGCCTGACCACCTTTAAGCGCCATGTCGAGGGCGCGGGGAACGTCCGCTTCCTTGATGCCGAAATTCTGCATCGCACGGATAGCGATGTTGCCCAACTCATTGGGATCTGCGCCAGTCGCGGTCGAAAATTTCTGCAACGTCGGCAGCAACGCCATTGCAGACTTGTCACTGACCGCGCCCGACGCGAGCAGATTGTCCAGGGTATCGGCGGCCTGTTCGCGGGTGCCGCCGCCGGCGCGGACCGCACCGACGATGGCGTTATTCAGCTCACCGACACCACGACGACGGCCCGCAACGTCGCGATCGGAAAACGCCGTGTTTGCCATCATCGCGAGTCGCCGATCGTAGGCCATCGTCTCGCGTACGGCCGGTGCCGCGACCATGGCCCCAGCGACGCCGCCTGCGAGCGCACCGCCCGCGCGCCAAGCCGCATTGATGCCGCGACCGCCGCGTGCAAGCCGGCTTTCTGCCTGCTCTGCGCCTTGCAGCTCGCGCCTGAGTTCGGCGACGCGGGCGCTCAGCGAAGAGAACGCACGCGCCTGCTCATTGGCTGAAGCAAACCCCGCGCGATGAAGGCGGTTGTACGCTGCAACAGTCTGGTCGATTTCGCGCCGGATGCTTTGCTCTGACCGCACGCCGATCTGCTCGCGGGCGCTCGCCAGACGCTGCGAGGAAGTGATCGTGTTGCGGTCGGCGCGCACATAGGCGGCTTCGGTCTGCTGCACGTTGCGCTGTACCGACTGCTCTGTGCGAGCCGATTGCGACATGCGCACGTCGTACAGCATGCGGCTTGTTGAAACGGCGACGCGCGATGCGTCGGCGTAGGTCTGTGCGGTCTGGCGAACGACGCGCTGTACGTTGCGCTCGGTCTGCTGCGCGGGGGCGGATGCCTGATCACGCAATCGCAGTGTCAGGCCAACTTCGAGATCCCGGGACATTATTTGCTTTTAACCTTTGGACGCCAGCGCCTCAAACTTTTAACGGTGCGCGTCGTGGTGCCGGGCACCCCCTTACGTGGATTCTTGCCGCGAAGCGTGGCTATCGCGGCAAGATATCCCTCCAGCTCCGGTCCGCTCAGCTGGCGGAACCGCTCGTCTGAGACTCCGTACTGGGCGAGGAGGAGTCCGGCGAGGCGGAGATCTCGGCAGCCGGCTTCGGCCGCTTCCGCTTTTTTTTGAGCGAGTCCTGTGCCGCGATCAACACATCGTAGTCAGCGTCGACGGCGGTGTCGAGCAGCTCGGGCGTGATCGATTCTTTCGGGATCGTGCCAAGCGACAGCAGGCAGTCCGCAAGAATGATCGCGTTGACGCGCATGTTCGAAACACCACCGCCGATAACTTCGGGCCGCTCGTATGCGGCGATGTTGTCGCCAATCGTGCCGACACGGATCTCGAAGTCGTAGTGCAACTCGCCGCTGCCGGCCGGATATTCGACGCCGTATTCCAGCGATCCTTTTTCGGTCAGATTCATTCATCCACCTTGCGAGTTGAGAACAGCGTGAGATCGCGGCGAGCTTCGTTGTCAGCGGTGTACTGCTCGCTGCAATCGATGGTCACGCAGTCCTGATAGGTGACACGCTTGCCGCCCGGGGAGACAGGAAACTGAGTCAGCTTGCCGCCCTCGATGTTGAACCAGTCGATGTCGTCGCCGGTCAACGGAATCACCACGGTTACCTTCAGTTCGTGCGATTCGATGCCGCGCGAAAAGCCTTTGACGCGGCCCGTGCGATTCATCGTCTTGACCGGTTTCTTGCCGGTCTGCGAGGTGATGCTTACTGACACCACCTCGGCTTCTACACCGTCGACTTCGAGTACTACCGCGCCGACGTATTCTTCCAATGCCATGTTGCGCTCCTATGAGTTAGCCGGAATTCCGGGAGCCGATCAGAGCAGCAGATCGATGCGGCCGGCAAACACGTGCAGACCGTTCACCACGTCAGCCGGAATTGCAGCGTCCAGGCGATTCACATCCTGCTCGTCCCGTTCGACGATCAGGTTGTTCTTGTTCGCGTCGACGTTTTCGAGGATCTCCAGCTCTTCGAGCTTGTACGCCACGTCGAGCAGCTCGCTGCGCACCTTGGGCGGCGTACGCTCCGACAGCTTCGAGCGCGGGAAGCGAAGCGCGATACGCTGCAACATCGCCTTGCGCGTGTAATCCAGCGTGCGGATTGTGGTGATGTCGAGCAGCGCCGGATCGTCGATACCCTGTGCATCCTTCGTGTACGTGGAGATAGCGCGCACGATCTGCACCACATCGCCGGGGCCGACTTCAAACGGCGTCAGACCGTTGTTGAGTGCGTTCTCCTGCTCCGTACGGCCCGGTCGCGAGGTCAGCGGCGTCACATCGAGGCCAGTCAGCGCGAGCGTATCGAGCGGCATCGCCGGGTCTTCCTCGCTCGCGATCACTGCCGCGTAGACAGCAGCCAGTTCGGCGGGCAGGCACACCGAGCCCGGATGCCAGCCGACCGTGATCCGGCCTTCGTTGATCTGGCCGGTAAGCGTGGTGCCTGCCGCCAACGTGCCGGGCGTAGCGGCCACGCCGATCGCCGGTCGCTGTTCAAGCGGGCCGGAGATGCTATCGAGATGCGCACGCAGCTTCGTCAGCGTCGTCTGCGTCGGATAGCAGACTGCATAGATGTCGTACTGCGCGCCGAATACTGCCGCGAGCGCGGGCGAGATGTCCGGATCGTTCAACCCACCCGCTAGCGGCGTGATGGTGGCAGTAATGCCGCTCGTCTGATTGAGTTGCGAGACGATGATGCCGTTGCCGGCGTCGCCCTTGTTCTTCGCGGTCAGCGCGAGCGTTGCATTCGGCGCGGCGGCCGTGACCGGCAGCGCGGTGTTCTGTGTGAGCTGGTCCGCCATGCGCGCCGCGACAACCGCAGCAGTGTCGCCGCTGTACGTGGGGATGTCGATGCGCTTGTTGCCGACGAAAAGAGCGAATGCACCGTCCGCAGTGGCGGTGCCTGCGAAGACGACGGTGCCGACCGCAGGCTGGCCGGCCGCTGCATCGTCGACGCCGATCACCGTGAGCGCAACGTAGGGATTGGCGGTAATTGCAGCGACGGCGGCAATGTGCGCGAGCGAACCGGCACCGAAGTAAAGTGCGGCCTGATCTCCCGAAAACACGTTCGTCGGCTGCAGCGCCTGCACGGTGCCGGCGGCGAGACGTTGACCGACGATGAGCAGCTTCTGCGCGTTGGTCGGCAGCGTGCGCACCGCGAGCTTCGTGTTGAACTCGAAGTACTTGCCGGGTTTGCGGATACTCGACGGGATGCTGTCGAAACTGATGTTAGCGCTGGACATGAATTACGCTCCCTTCGCGGTCTTTTTGTCACCGGCCACAACCGCGCCGGCACTCGTTGCTTCATTCGCCGCGTCCGATGTTGCGGCGGCCGGCTGGACGATCAGATCGCCATCGGTCACGCGGCGCATGTAGTACGCGGTGTCCGGCACGTCGACAGACTCAGCGTCCGTGATGTACTGGCGCGGCGCGCGTTCTTTCGGTACGCGCAAGCCTTTTTTGGCAATCACTTTCATCGTTCACTCCTGTGGCATGTCTACAAGGTCTTGCGCATCGGCCGGGCGCTCGGTACCGGGCTTGAGGAAGTAGCTCAACAGCGTGGTCTTCCAGTCAGGCGTTTCGGGATCGAGGTGGCCGTCGTACTGTTCGAACACAGCGCCGAGCGGCCCTTCGACTGCGCCCTGCGGAAACGCGCCGAGAAAGAGCGTGTCTTCTACCCATGCAGTCCGGAACTCAAGCGCGTACACGGACATCGCATCGTCGCGGACCTTTGTGTTGAACAGCGTGCGGATCGATCCCGGTTGAAGGTTCCGGATCGGCAGGCCCATGTCCTGCTCGTTGAGCAGATGGCGCACCGCCGAAACCAGCAGATTCGTGCCAATCTCCGATTGCCCAGGACCGCCGTGGCGGCTCGTCTGTTCGTTGCGCAAACTGCGCGATCCCACCATCACGACAAAGACCGCCTCTGCCTTCCACTTCGCGCGGCTGGTCGATACCGGGTCGGTGCGCTTCACCCCGCCGAAGGTGACCCACGCAGCAGGGAAGCGCCGCACAACCGTATCCAGCTCGTCGTCATCGAACTCACCGCCATATGTCTTCACTTCCTTCACCATTCGGCCGAGGCCGCGCGTGAGGCGATCGACGATGGCCAGCTCGACGGCGGTGATGATCGGTACGTACGCCATGGTTTTAGCGGTTCTCACGACCGAACACGCGTGTGCCGGTCACGAACTGGATAGGGTTGTCGGGCTGCGCGACGGCACCTGTGGCCGTCACGCCCAACGTCACATCGCCCGAGGCCACCAGCTTGAGGAAGCTCACCGCATCCTTGTAGCGCTGCCGGATTTCCTCGGTCATGACGGTCTCGCCGCCGCACAGGCGATAGCGCGCGATGTCGCAGCAGATCCCGCCCAGCATCTTCGGCGCGGGATCGAGCGGCAGCGCGTAGCGGCCAGCAAGGTACGTGTCGATCTCGCTCGATGCATCGTCCAGCGCATCAGCGAGCACCGTGGCGTTGACCTCGCCGGTGCCATCGCGATCGGACAGCGAGAGCACCTCGCGCTGTCCGAAGCGGGCCGTCATGATGTCGACGGTTGCGTACATGGGTTAGCGGCTCTTCTTCGCGGCTTGCACTGCGCCCGAGTGCGACACACCTTCAGCGCCCGCGTGCTTCGATGTTTCGTGCGCGATGCGCTGCGCCTCGAATGCACTGCGCTGCTCGTCGAGGTCGGCCTGCGCGCGCTTGAGCGCGTCGGCCGCAGCGTCCAGTTCGGTCTGACGCTGATCGAGCTTCGCCTCGCGCTGTGTGATGTCCGCCTCGCGTTCTTTCAGCTCGGCTTCGATGTCGGCCAATGCCACGGCACGCTTCGCATGGTCTTCGTCGATCGGCGCCAGCGTGTCGATGTTTGCCGCCGCCAGCTTCACATGCTTCGCGTCGTGATGCGGGAGCGCCGCCGCTTGCGCTTCGTCCAGGTGCACGGCCGTTTCGACGACGACCAGAGACCGGTCCGCGACGATCGCAGCGTGTGCGTCCGGATGAAGCGCCGCCAGCGGCAGCGTGACCGGCTTGGTGCCGAACACATGGCCGCCACGTCGAAAGTTCTCCCGCGTGGCCGCCACGTG